GACACCACCGCGGCGGCCGCAGCGATCGCACCGGACGCGGCCAGCAGATGCACGCCCTCGGTGTAGACGTCGACCTGGGCGCCGGACGGCACGGTCTGCGCGGCAACGCCGATCCACGCCTCGGTCGCAGCAGTCGTCGGGCTCACCGTGTTATCGGCCGAGATGTAGACCAGCTGGCCCTGGGTGATGGCAGCGCCGGCCGTGAACGAGACCTGGCTACCGGGGAGAAACAGCGGGACGTAGTCGCTACCGGCCATGTCAGTTGACACCCTTCTTGGTGGACAGCCCCAGCGAGGCCATCACGCGGTCGTGGACGGATTCGAGGCCACGGTCGGCCGGCTCCGCTTCGTCGTCGGGACGGTTGTGCCCCAGCTCGGAGACCGGGATCAGGCCGGGCTTGAGCGACGCCAATGCGGTCTTGTTGTGGCCGCCAGGGTCGACCTCCAGCGCCTTGATCCAGTCGGCCTTGCTCGCCGGGCTGATCCGGCCATCCTTGATCGCGGCCATCACGGTCCGTTCACGGTCCTCGGCGATCTGGCGCGCCTCGGCGCGCTGGCCAGCCTCGGCCTTCACGATCAAGTCGTCATACTGCGACTTGTCGAGCTGCACGACGCCCTCCGGCGGCGCGCTGGCGGCCACCAGCTCGGACTTGGCCTGCTCTGCCGCGGCCACGTGGGCATCCCACGCCGCCGAAATCGCATCCTCGTCGGCCGACGCGTCGATACCGAGCGCCGCGGCGAGCTTTTCAGGTAGAGCCACGATGGACCCTTTCTCTTCGGAAGCCGCAGCGGCTTCAATCTGGATACCGAACTTCTTGGCCGCCGATTCGATCGCGCCCTTCACGTGCGCCAGCTGCTCGGCGGTGTAGAGCTTGGCGTTCTTCTTCTGGTTGATGAAGTCCCAGGCGCTCTTGACGTGGTCGCGGTCGTTGAGCGGGTAGCGCTTCACGCCGTGGCCCGGCTCGGCCGGTTGGTCGTTCTCGTCGAGGTAGCCCGGATCGGCGTAGTCCACGTCGCCCCACGGCTCCTTGGCCGACGTGCGATCGCGGTAGGTGGATGCCTCGACGGTGAACTTCACCGCGGTGCCGCCGATCTGGCCCACCGCGGCGGCGACTGCGACGTCGTCGACGCCGTACAGCTTGGCCACGTCCTGCACCGACTGCAGGCTGTCGATGCCCGGAGCGGTCGCGCCGAGTAGCGCCAGGCCGGTCAGGATGAACGGGTGCTCCGATCCGTCGGGGGCGGTGTAGTCGTACATGCCCTCGATCGACAGCGACGGGTACGCGGACGGCATGATGTCGGCCAGCCACTGCGGGACGCCGACCAGGTCGCCGTAGAGCGTGGTGCCGTCCTCGGACGCGCGCACGTTGTCCACCCACCCGACAGCGGGATCGCCGCTGAAACGGGCGTCGTTGTGGCCCAGGCGCACAACGGGCTTGCGCAGAACACCGGCCTCGTGAGCCTTGATGGTGTCCTGGATCCGCTCGGGGGTTACCTCGAACGGACCTGTGGACAGGTCGTAGCGGCCGACCTTCATCAGCTCGCGGCCGGGGACGGTTACCAGATTCACCACAGCGTCAACTCCCCTTCGGGATGGATGGTCAAGCGCGGCCGGCGCGACGCCGCGCGCGCCGGAGCCGAGTCGCTGAACGGATGCAGGAATCGGCGCATCGCCTCGACCTGATCGGTCGCCGACGCGCTGACCCGCGCCCGCGATGAGAACGGAACGCCGTCGGGCTGCTGCACTGTCGGGATCGGCTCGGTCAGCGGTGGCGGCGTCGGCGCGTCGTCATTGACCTTCTTCGGGTACTGCGCGTCGTTCTCGTCCTGCAGCTCCGGGTCGACCGGCGGCAGGCCCATCTGCTGGCGCTCGAATGCTTCGAGCCGCGGGTCTGGAGTGAGCAGGCCAGCGTTGACGAGCATCTGGAGCGCCGCGGCGCTGGCGTCCTGCCGCGAACCGATCTCGTCGCACACCAGCATCGGACACGGCTCGTCCGGGCCCCAGTTCGCGTCGACAAGGTCCTCGACGACATGCGCCTGCGCGGTGTCGCGGACCATCTCGGCCACCTGCTGCACGCCCTGGCTGAACGTGTCGGCCTGCACCGACGCCAGCGCGTAGCTGCCGCCGCGGTCCAAGTTCAGGAAGTGCGCCAGCGCCGCGAGCGCCATCTGCTTGTCGTGGTACTCGATGGCCTGCCGGATGAACCCCGATGGCAGGTTGCCGTTGACGCCCTGCAGTTTCAGCTTGGCACCGAACGGCAGCGCCACACCGGCCGTGTTGCCGCCGCGGTACTGCTGCGCGATGTTCAGATACGGCTGCAGCGCGTCGCTGTTGACGTTGGCCTCCGACACCGACTCTGGTGCGGTGACCACCGGAACGCCGACGCCGTTGCGCCGGGCCGCGGTGGCCTCGATGCGGATCAGCTCATCCTTGAGAAGCCAGTTCTTGTAGGCCGGGCGAAGGATGCTGTTGCCGATCCAGATGCCGGGGTCCGGGTCACGGACGTAGACCACGAGTCGATCGACCGGCATCTGCATCTGCGTCTTCATGCCGCCGCTGGTCACGCCCAGCGGCGAGCCGAACGACGTGCCCGGCGGCCACTGGGTGATGCCGATCAGTCCGCCGTCCAGGGCAACGTCCCAGTACGCGATGGTCGAGCTCGGTCGCGGCGCCAGCTTGCGCAGATGCGCCCGGCCGTCATCGCCGATGCGGTAGTTCTGCTCGAAAACCGCATGTCCGAACAGCAGATGACGCATTGCCCACTGCAGGTGCTGGACCCACGAGAATCGGTCCTTGATGCGCGGTTTGGGCTTCGTGCCGTCATCGCCGACGATCGGTAGCCCGAGGTCGGTGGCAACGTGCTCGGTGACCTCATCAGAGGCGCCGTTCGGGTCGATACGCCACTGCGTTTGCAGGATCGGGAGCGAAATCGCGTAGTAGACGCTGGCAATGCGGCTCTCTTCGCGCCACATGCGTGTGTAGGTGCGAATCGAGTTCGGCCACAGCAGCTCGGGGACTTGCTCGAACTGGTCCCACTGCGAGAACGCCGACAGCATTCCGGGGAATGCGTTGGTGAAACCCGCCTCGGTGACCGGAACCGGGACCGCGGTGTTGGGACCGCGCCGCTTACGCGACTGCTTGCCCAACAGGGGCGAATCGAGCGGCGACGACGCCAATTCACTCCCCTAACTGGTCAAAACGGCGCGTTGAGCGGGTCAAATTCACGTTCAGCGCCGACTAACGACATCTCCTGCTTGGCGGCCATCGGCGGGGGCGCCGGCTTGACCGGGCCACCGAACGTCAACAGCCCGTAATGCGCGAGCGTGGCAGCCATGATCTGCGTGATGCACGCCCCTGGCTGGCCCTCCCAGACGAACCGGCCGCCCGGGAGATCACGTTTGACCGCCCCGGCAACCGATTCGGTGAGAATCTGCTGCCCGGAGTGGCGAATCTGTCCGGCAAGCGACGATTCGAGGAAGCCTTCGCACGCGATCGCCAGCTCTGACAGGTTCGTCATCTCCGGCTCGATGCCAGCCTCGATCAGCTGCGGCTTGAGAAACGCCGCCGGCGAGCGTGCGTCGATGATCAACGCAGCCGGATCGGCCTCGGTGACGATGGTGAGCAGCTTCTCAATGACCTCGGTCGGTGACGCCTTGGCGTTGAAGCCGATCTCGACCTGCGCGCGTCCGTCCTGGCGGCGCTGGGCGCCGGCGATCGACCAGACCTTGCTCAGTGGGGCCCGGTCGATCGCGATCACGCGCGGATACGGGCCCGCGAGTTCTGGCGACGTGTCGGTGAGCCCGGTCCAGGTCTCGCCGTCGATCGGAGGCAGCAACGTGTCGGCCAGCGTCGGCCAGTCGCCGATGCCCAGGCGCATAACGTCGAACATCTTCGGCGTGTGCCGCATCGCGTCGAACTCGTCGGCGACGTACTCCACAGTGAAACCGGGCCGCAAACCCATCGCCGGGTTGGCTTTCGCCCACACCTTCGGGTCGGCCCGGTCGTCGCCATCGTCGGGCGACCACTCGATGTAGCACAGCCGCGGCGAGCTACGCTCCATGCCGCGCTTGCGGACACCGGAGAACACGTGCCCCTTGGGGTGCATCTCCTGGTCGACCGACGAACCGGCGTACCACAGCTGTGGATTCGGCCGAGCCGCCATCGTCGGCATCAGAACGCCGATCGCCTCCGGCGCCAGCCACATCGCCTCATCGAGGATGATGCAGTCGCCAGACGTGCCCAGGCCGGCGGCCTTCGTGCGCGACTGAAACAGCACCCGCTGGCCCTGGCGCTTCACCGTGCCCATCTCGAAGCCCTCTTGGCCGTGAGACGTCGTCGGCATGAACTTCTCACCCGAGGCGATCAGCAGCCGCTCCAGCCGGCGCATGATCTCCATCGCCGTGCGGAACTCGTGCGCGCTGTAGGTGATCAGTTCCTCGCCAAACAGCAGCAGTCCGGCCAGGATGCGCGCCTCGATGATCGCGCTCTTGCCGTTCTGCCGCGGAACGCACAGGCCGACCTCGAAGGCCGACCACTTGCCGTCCGGCCGTTCACCGAGGGCGTGGTGCAGCGAGAGCTGCTGCCAAGGGTCGAGGATCAGGCCGCAGTCGGCGGCCAGCTCGATAGCCTCGTCAGCTGCGCTTGTCGGGGCCGGCGGCGCCCACAGAATCCGCGGCGTCTGCCGCCCCAGCAGCGGCGGATCGGCGACGCTCACGCCTGGCTGCAAGTTCGTCCCTCTTCGACTTGGGCCGCGGCTTCATCGCGTCGATCTTGGCCAGCACGTCGGTGAACTGACGCGACAGCGATGCCACGTCGCGCGGCTCGGTCGCGGTGTCAATCTGGCGGGCCAAGATGTCGCGCAACGCCGTCAGCGTCGCCAGCGAATCGCCCGCCTGAGCAGTCGCGGCGAGCGTGGCCGGGGGTGGTTGGTTCTCCGGGGTTGCCACTGGTCACCCTCGTTTGGATGGTCGGAGGGGGGGCGTGTCGACGGGCAACGGTCGCGCGACGCGGGGCCCTGAGAAAAATCGCCGGGAGGGGTCGAACGGCCGTTCGAGCGCGCGCCAGGGCCCCGATCAGGGCCAGCGCAGCACGAGAGTGCCCAGGTCAACGACCTGCGGGTCGGTGCGCTTGCCGGTCAGCGCCGGTCGCAGGTGGTCGCGGCTGCCGTCTCCGCGCTCGGAGTTGCAAGGGCCGTGCAGCAGGCGGTCTGCGACGGTGCCACCGACTGCGCGCGGGATGCTGTGGTCGCCAGCGAGGCCCTGGGCGAGGTACATCGGCTCGCCGCACCACCAGCACGGCGTGCCCTCGATGTGCTGGCGCTTGAGCGCGGCGACTTGCTGCTTGTGGCGATAGCCGAGGCCACGTTGGACGGTCGAGCGACGGTGCGTGCCGCCCATCGCTACTCCTGCGGTACGACGTGGATCGTCAGCGAACCGTCGGCCTCGCGCGTCCAGTCCACGTCGACCGGGAAACGCTCGGTGTTGTGCAGCGCTTGCGCCACACGTTCGGCGAACTTGACGCCATCCTCGGCGCTGTAGATGCGCGTATCGGGTGCGCGCAGACCGGCTGCGAAGTCGCGCGGATTCTTCGGCAGCATCGACTGCAGTGCGGCCAGCGCTTCGGGCGTGAGACTAGTCATGCGGGCATTCGGGGTTGAGCGCTGCGAACGACTTGAGCGCAATGCGCGTGAAGGTCGCAGACAGGTTCTCGTCGACGCCGAAGCGCAGCAACTGCTTGCCGCACAGCGCGCACTTGCCGACGACCGTCTTGTACCCTTCGGCGTCGGCCGGCTTCGGATCGTCCTTGTGGACGAGCGTGTAACCGCCGCGCTCGAGCAGGTGCACGATCGACTCGCCGATCTCGTTGGCGAGCGCGCCGACCTTCTGCGCGGTCGCATCGTCGCGGCCGAATTGCGAGAAGTGCATCAGCCGGCGCGGCCGGCCGTCGGGATGCGGCAAGCTGGGCAAGCCGCGAGCAATCAGCTGCGCGGCGTCATCGCGTGGCATCGTTGCGTTCCTCTGCGTGGATGCGGAACGTGAACGCGACCCGGTTTCAGCAGGTCAGCGTGGTCGAAATGACGAAGGCCACCCGATTGGGTGGCCTGTTCGACGGATTCCGTGCAGGGTTCGTCAGTCCCTCTTGAGCGGCAAGTCTAGGACAGCTCCGCGTACTTGTCACCCATCTTCACCGCCACTTCTCGCCGCCGTGTCGTCCGTGTCGTCGCAATCTCCGAGAGGCCGAGGCCGCCGGCGAGGTCGGCGACGATATCGCCGAGGAGCATCACCTGCTGGCGCATCAGCTCCACGTCGCGCGGACTGTCCACGCGGCCCTCGGCGATCAGCCGCAACAACTGCTCGCGCGCGATTGTCGACACCGGCAGATCGCGACGTTCGGCCATGCGCTCCAGGACGTCGAACTCCTCCGGCGTGAGTCGTACCTGCAACACCTTGCTACGCGCACGATTCGGCCGGCTGACGTTGACATGCGGAGGCAGCGGCGCGTCCTCGTCGTGTCCACGCGCGGCCTCAGCTTCCTCGGCGGCCTCGTTCAGCAGATCGGTCAGTTTCTTGTTCGCCATTGTGGTCTCACCTCTCCTCGTAGTAGCGGCGGTCGCGGCCTTCGGATGGGAATGCGGTCGCGCCGTAGGTGCGGCCCTCGAACGGCACCGTGATGACCGTGATGAGGTCACCGAAGCTGTCCGAGTACCCGATGGTGCGAACGCCTTTGCCTGAGATAGCGGCGTAGTCGGGGTTGATCACGATCGCGTCGAGGTCGTACAGCGCTTCATTCGCCTGGGTGATCGTGACGCCGTGGCGCGCGAGGTGCTCGTCGCGGTCGCTTTCCCAAATCACCATACCGTTATTGTAATACAGACCGTACTACAGGTCAACTGACCAGCGGATTTATGCCTGATTCGGCTGGTGGGCCGCAGCTCCGGTAGCCGACTTCTGCGGCTTCGCCGATCGCAGCTCGCGAACGTCGCTGATCCAATACCGCGGCTCCGATCCGGTCTCGCTGCGGTCGATCAGCTTGCCGTTTGCGCGCCAGGAGCGCCAGGTGCGGCGCGGGATCGGTTCGCCGATACCGTCCATGATGTCGAGCACTTCACGCTCGCTGAACAGCCAGTCTTTAGCCTCGTCGAGCCGGTCGTGGATCAGCTTCTCGACGTCGTATGTGGTCTTGCACGACGGGCACTGAATCTGGCGATCGGCAGGGCGCGCAACGAGGTTCGCGGTGCACTGCCGTTGCCCGTAGCCCTCGGTGAGCAGCGTCGGGCAGCGTCCCAGCTCCACCGGCGACTTCGGCCGATTGATCATGCGGTCGATCTCCTTGACGCGCTGCTCCAGCTCGTCGTAGAACTCGTCGGCGCCTGGATGCAGCGCGATCGCGTCGACGTGCTTGAGCAGCCACGCGGCCATCGCGACCTCGGACGGATTTGCGAGTTCGCAAACGACGCCGCGCATCTCGCACAGATCGCGGATCCAGGTCGAGAGCATGTTTCGCACGGTGGCCAGTAACCCGCTGGCCCTCGTGTTGCACAGCATCGGCGAGCCCTTGTCGGTCGATCTGCGCGCCGACTCGCCCAGGCGCGTCTGGCCGTGTGCGGCCTGGACGAGCCACGTAAGCCAGCCAGCGCCGCGGTGGCCGTTGTCGAGCTCCGGGCCGACGCACAGGCCGGTCAGCATCGAGCGCACCGCAGCGACGTGCGTGCGGCACAGGAACAGGTCGGTTTTGGCGTCGCAGACCGTGCAGCTCACAGCGCTTTCACCGCCCGCAGCACGTCGCCGACGACCGCGATGCGGGCCCTGCACACCGCGCAATACGGGCGCCCGAACATGGCCAGCCGACGAACCTGCATCTCGATCTGCACGCGCAGCACCAGGGCGCACTCGTTGCACAGCAGCTCGACGACGTTGCCGAACGCGTTGGTGCCCGGACAGCCGCAGTGATCGACGGCGTGAATCTCGACCTGACTGCGCGCCGGTCGCTTGCACTCGTGGCCGCTGCACTGGCAGGTGATCGTCTGCCAGTCGAGCGCGGCCAGGACCGCGGTGTCGGTGGCGCTCACAGGAGCGACCGCGCTTCGTCGTTGGGCGGCAGGATTGACGCGCGCATCTGGTCGATGAACGCGACCAGATCGACGGTCATCGGGCCGCCGGGCGACCATTGGGCGCTGTTGACCACGAACGCGAATGCTTCGTCGCCGTGGATCACAAACCGGATCTCGGCGCCGGACGCCCAAAATTGCAGGTGCTCACACAGAATTGGGTGCCGATCGGCCGAAATCGTGATGCGGCGGCCGATGCACGGCCATTCGCGCCGGCCGCGTTGCAGCTGGATCGGGATGCGCTCGATCTCGCCGACGTCGAGCACGTCGAGCCGGGTGCTGAATTCGCGGTTCCACACGTCGATCACGGTCATGCGCTGGCAGCCTCCTGGTTGTCGTCGTTGCGCTTGAGCACGGCGCGAACCTTGGCGAGGCCGGCCGCGTTGGTCCCGGCGTGGTCGACGTGGTCGCAGACACTCGATCCGCGGTAGCCGTCGTCGTCGCACATCGCGCAGTTGGCGATGGCGAGTCCGCGGTCGAGGGCGAGCTGGGCGCGTCGGCTGGCTTCAGCGCGTGCCGCGGCGTCCTGGGCGGCTTTTTGCGCCAGGCCGGTTTGCGCGAGCCAGTCTTCGTGTTCGCGCCGCGCGGTAGCGCAGGCGCCGCACGGCTGCAGCGTGCCGCCGGGCATGTGCTTCGGGCAGTGACGCGGTGGGGGGTCGCCGGATTCGGTTGGCGCGCCCTGGTGACGTTCCCCTGTTACGTAACCCTCGTTGTGGTGCTGGTGAGTGGTGTAGGTGCTGGTGCTGGGGATCGGGACCGATTTCGATTGGTAATCCGGTCCTGGGTCGGTTTCGGTGTTCTCGTTGGTGTTCGTGGCCGGATCAGCATTACCGTTCCGATTGGTAATCCGATTGGTAATCAGGACCGGATCAGGGTCACCAATCTGGTTGGTGTAGCCGACGTCGTCGAGGCTCGGTTTGGCCATCAGCTTGGACAGGTCGGCGCCGGTGTCCTTGTGGCTCCAGGAGCTGTATTCGGGGTGCTCGCGGTTTGCTCGGCGGATCTCGGAGACCACCGCGGCGCGCAGCACCTTCGACGCGACGGCGCTGTAGGCCTTGATGACCGCGGCCGCCATCTTCGGGTTGCGCAGCAGCTCGTCGCGGCGGATGAACGACCGCACCAGCACCTCTTCGGTGTCGACGTCGAACAGCAGATACCGCTTGCGCTCAAGCTCGCGCACGGCCGCCAGGAGCCGATCCATCGTCAGGTCGGCCGCCTTCGGGATGAGCCGTTTTGGCCGCCAGTCGGCCACGCCGCAGTAGTTCAGCGTCGCGTCGGGCAGTAGCAGCCGGCAGTAGACGGCCTGGGCGTCGAAGGTGAGTGCTTCGAAGTCCTCGTCGCTGTTGATGTCGAGCCAGATTCGGGCGTGTTCACGCGCCAAGGTTCGCCTCCGTCGTCTCGTCTTTGGTCGTTGGGCAGTCGTCGTGATGCCCCTGTGTCGGCGGGTGCCATCCGCAGTCGGGGCAGCGCTTCATCGCCACCAGCTGGGCGCGGGTGAACAGCAGCCGGATCCGCGGGTCGGTCATGGTTCGGCCACCGTTTCGGGCTGCCGGCACACGCGGTAGCGGGTGGCCATCACGTCACCTAATCCCCAGCGTTGGACGTGCATCCACTCACGCTCCAGCTCCAGGGTGCCGGGCGGCGCCGTCGCGACGAGCTCGACGCGGACGCCGCAGTGCTTGCAGATCCTCACGCGTCACACTCCGGGCACCCGTGGCCGCCGCAGCAGTCGCATGGTCCGGGTTCGTAGGCGGGGCAGTCGCAGGGTTGCGTGCGTGCCGTCATGCAGTTCGTGCACGAGAGCCGTCCGGGGCATTTCGGGCATTCGACGGCTTCCGTCACCGGGCATTGGTCGTCGTGCTGCGGGTGGCCGCAGAGCAGGCATTCGCGGGCGGTCACCAGCACGCTCCTGCGTGCACCAGCCAACAGTTGGGGCAGGCGGTTCCGGTGCTGTCGGGGAGCGTGTCGGTGTCGCAGTCGGTGTGCACCAGTTCGTCGTCGTCGTAGTGGACGTGGTCGCCTACGGTGATTGGGTTGTCGCAGCGTCCGCAGCGGCCGGGGAAGCGGGCTTGGAATGCGCGGGCCATCAGTAGATCACCACCACGCGCTCACCGAGACAGACGCCTTCGGTTGGTGCCGAGCCCCATTCCTGTTCGGTTCGCACCTCCGCGTCGTCGGGGTATTGGGCGAGCAGTGCGCGTAGTTCGGCGACGGTCATTGCTCACCGCCTGGCGTCCATCGTTGCCACGCCGGGAGGTCACGGTAGGCGACGAACACCTCGGCTTCATCGTCATCGCTTCGGAGATGTTTCGCCTGGCGCTCAGCCATCTCCGGCAACACCGTCCTGTCGCCGATGAGCACGACGTTGCCGTTGAGTGCGGTGTACGCGGGAGCGAACCACCGCACGGTGTCGATGCGCCGCCGGTAGTGCTGTTCGGCCGCTTCGGCGATCAGCGCGGCGACGTGGGCGGGCCACTGCTCGTAGTGCATCTGCACGTCGCACGGCGCCCCTTCGCCGAGGTGGTACTTGCCGCACTTGCCGACCGGGTCAATCTCTACGTCGAACTGGTCGAACGGCGTGTGTTCGCGCAGGATTTCGGCGATGCGGTCGGTGAAGTCAGACATCGGTGGACTCCAATGCTTCGCGTAGATCAGCCGCCAACATCGGGTAATCGGCTTCGCATGAATCGGCGTAGGCGGCCAGCGCTACGGCTGCATGTGGGTCGGTGGTGTAGGCCAGGACGAAGTACGGCCCCTTGGCCTTTCCGTCGGCGCGTTCGACGCGGTACTTGTCGTACAGGCCGCGTTCGCGGTCGGTGAAGTCGGTCATGATGCCTCCTCGAATAGTTCGGTGATGCCGAAGAGTTCGCCCTGTACCGGCCCGGAGCTGTCGAATGGGCCGCCGATGAGGATTTCGTAGGGCCGGTGCCAGGAGCGGGCGCCGAACACGAACTTGATCTGGACCTCATTCGGCCGGAAGTCGCGGACGACGCCAGGCCGGGTTTCGCCGCGGGTGGTGAGCACAACGTGGACGTGCTGGCCGATCGCGAGTTCATCGAACGACGTTGCGCAGTGCATCACGTCTCCCGGTATTGGTCGCAGTCGCAAAAGTCACACCGCCCGTACACGCCGCCGGCGACCTGGCGGTGCTGGAGGCGGTAGTGCGGGCAGCAGGCGCCGGGCAGGTTGGGTCGGAACCCGGCGAGCACCGCGTCTGGGTTGAACCGCGGCGTGGCTGGCGTGGGCGGGAACAGGGCGAGCTGGGCGGTCATGCGAGCCCGTGCCGTTCGAGGATGGCGGCGATGACTGCGGCGCACTGCTTCTCGCCCGCAAGGTTCATGTTCCGATGCGCATCCGTCACGAACGGCTGCGCATCCACGGTGGTCACGTGGTTGCGGATCTCATCGATCGCGGCCTGGAGTTGGTCGATGCGCTGCGTCCGCGCGGTGATGTCGTTGGCGGCGGCCAGGACCGCGGGTACACCGCTGCCCAGGTGGTCGGTGCCCAGAACGTCGAAGGTCATCGCTTCACCCCGAGCACGTCGGCGGGGACGCGGGCTTGGTGGACGATGCCGACGGTTCCCTTGCACGCGATTCCGATGTCAGCGAGGCATGTCGGCACCCCGCATTCGCGGCCCAGGGCGGCGACGACCCGAGGATCGCCGCCGTCCGTGAGCCACGCGAACGTGTCGGCCATTACTTGCCCAGGTTCGCCGCGTACACGTCGACGCCGAGCTTGTCGGCCAGCTCGGTGGTGACCAGCGTCCAGGCGGCGCGCACCCGGTGCTCATAGGGCTGCGGGAACAGGCCGAGGAACAGGCTGCCGCTGCTGATACGCAGACGCAGCCAGCAGGTGACCTCGACTTGCGGGTAGTCCTCGAACGGACGCGCGGCCAGCGTGATCTCCCGCGGAACCTCCAAGGGTCGGGAAGTCGAGCCGGCCTTGGTGGTGACCTCTTCGCTGTAGGTGAGGTGCTGGCTGCCGGTGTCGCGGCGGATCCGTGATTCGAACGATCCCGACTTGCTGGCGCGGATGCTGTCGACGATCTCCATCAGCTCGGCGGCCGGATGCGAGGTGATCAGGTGGCCGGCAGATTCGATGAGGTCGCCGAACTCGTCCTGGCCGTGCCAGGCGCCGTCGGCGGCCTTGAGCAGGGTGGCCCAGTCCGGGTCGGGCACGAACCGCAGCGTGAGCTGGTCATCGCGGCGCGTGTATTCCTCGTCGGCATCGCCGCTCAGGTCGTTGTAGATCACGGTGATCTCGCCGCGCTGACGATTGCCCCAGATCGTTGACAGGCCGTTGATCAGCGGCCGGCGACCGACCTCGGCGACGAACGAGGCGGTGTCGGTGACGATGCGGTGCGCGGGTGAGCGCGGCGGGAACGCTGCCGGCACCAGGTCGCGTACGTCGACGACGCGGCTCTCCAAACCGTTCCGACCGTTCGCGTTGACCAGGTAGAGCGGGCCGTCGATGTGCTCATCATCGATGAGTTCGATGCCGTGCGAGGGCAGTTCGATTTTGTCGGACATGGGTGTTTTCTCCTTCGTGGGTTAGTTGCCGCTGTAGAACAGGCCGGCGTTGTCTCGGGACAGATTGCCTTCGCCGTCGGCGAAGAAGATGGTTCCCGCGGGATCCTTGGCGGGGTTGGACGTGACGTCCGGGATCAGCGACACCGCACCGGATTCCAGCGGCTCGACCTTGATCTTGAGGGTCATCGAACCGCCCTTTTTGCCGGTCGCCAGGGCGGCCTCGACAACCTCGTGCAACGCCTTGGTCGCCTCGACTTGAATGCGGCCCTTGTTCAGTTGGGTGAACACAACGACGAACTCGGTGATGTCACCAGGGGCAATCTCGGTGGACGCTTCCTGGTTTGTTTCGTTGTCGGACATCAGTTTTCCTCTCCAGCGGTGGTGTTCTCTTCGGCCTCGGCCAAGGTGGCGGCGTTCAGAATCTCGGTGATCTGCGCGCCCAGCTCGCCGCCCTTGCTCCAGTTGTTGAGCTGGGAGACCGCGGCCCGGAGCTGCTTGTCGTTGATGGTGTCGACGGTCAGCAGCGGCGCCGTCTTGGCGACCTTGGCGACCACCAGCAGCCGGTCGGCGGTGTCTTGGCAATCACCCTCGTCGAGCAGGTCACGAGGCGCGTCAGCCACTTCTCGCGCCACGTCGGCTCGGCCTCGGCCGGGTCCTGGACCGGCTCGGCTTCGGCGGCCGGTTGGGCGAGCTGCCGCAGCGCGCCGACGCCGCGGCCGACACGTTCGGAGCGCACGCGGGCCGGCGCGCCGTCGGAGTCGATCACCTGGCCGTGGTCGGTGCCCTCCAGGATCAGGCCGGAGAAGTCGGCCGGGTACGCCTTGCGCCACGCCTGGGCTTCGGCGCACTTGGCGAGCTGGTTGGCGGGCATCTTCTTCCACATCGAGGTCAGCTCGCCCTTGCTGCTGGACTGCGCGTACTCGTCGAACATGCACACCGCGGTGTACGGTGCCCCGTCGACCCGGATGGTGTACTTGGCGGCGACCGGCGTCCCGTCGGCCTTGGGCCAGAAGTCGCGCCACACGCCGTCTTTGCCGGCCCACTTCGGGTCGTCGTGGGAGACGAGCTGTCCGGCAGCGCGCGCCGCCCGGTTGCCGATCAGCCGGTAGCCGTCGATGCCGGTCTGGATCGTGAACTTGGTGACGCGCTGCTCTTCCACGCGGCTGTTGCCGTTCGGCAGCTGCACTCGCACGTTGATTTTGGTGTCGCGGCCGATCATGTAGATCTGGCGCGCGAACGGGTCCAGGCCGGTACGTCGGCAGATGTGAAAGAACAGGTCGAGGTCGGCCGGCGTCGCGTCCTCGATGCCCACCTGTCGCAGCAGCGCGACCTGGTTGTCGGTGAACGCGGTCTGGCTGCCGGTGAGCATCAGGTCGGTGTTGGCCTGGTCGGTCAGGGCGAGTTCGGTCATGCGATGTGCTCCATTTCTTCGAATTGGTCGAGGTTCTTGGTTGCGAGGTTGAGTGCGACGCCGCCGCGGGCGTGGGGTCGGCGGTCGGCGACTTTGATGCCGTCGCACATGGCGATCTGGGCGTTGCCCATCATGTCCAGCAGCCGGGTTTTCGCGCCCCGCAGATCCGTCGTGACGGCTTTGAGGTCGGCGTCCAGGCGCAACAGGTTGCGGGCGAAACGGGCTGGCACGTCGACCTCTTCGCCCTTGTTGATGTCCGGATGCAGTTCGCGGACGCACTCGTAGGTCGGCACGGTGTCGTCCAGTTCGGGCGGCGTCTGCCCTTTGAGGGAGTGCCAGAACTCGCGGCAGCGCTCGTGGATCATCGCCGCGACCCCGGTGTCGTATTCGATGACGTAGGTGTGCGCGTCGAAGTACGGGCCGAGAACCATCAGGTGCGCCGGGTGTTTCGTGTAGCCGGTGTAGGCCATCTGGGCAAGCACCTGGGCGACGTAGTCGGCGGGGGCCTGGTCGGTGCCGAAGTCGCCCCAGTCCTCCATGTGGCGCGCCATCTTGAACTCGACCACCCGCCGGGCCCGGCCGCGGCACGCGCGGCGGTCCAGGGTGGCGGCTGCCGGGTAGCCGATGTCGGCCGGCGCGAACAGCTGGACCTCGCCGCGCGACAGCTTCCAGCCAGGGTTGGCGCGGCACCACATTGCCGCCATCGCGGGCTCGAAGTCGTGGCCCATGTCGAAAATGTCTTTGGGCGGCTCCGGGTCGATGAGGCCCTTCATCCTGTGCCACAAACGGTATGGCGATTCCCAGCGGCTAACGCCGAGGATCGCGGCCACCTTGGACGGCGTGATGAGCTGCTGCCACTCCGGCGAACCGGGCTCGATTGCGACGCTCATCGGCGGTCCTCCAGCCAGTCGCAGACGCCGATGACGGCCAGGAACGCCATCGGGTGCCAGGCGACGAACCCGGCCGCGGCGAACAGGTCAACGATCACGCCGCCCCCTCCCGCGCGCACCGATAGCACAACAGCGCAATACCGTTGGTCGTGAATGGCTTTCCGCAGCGGTCACACCAGAACGTCAGCGCGGTCACGCGGCCCGCTCCCGGCTGATCGACTCGACGCGATCCCACAGCACGCTCAGCGGAGTGTCGGGATCGAACCATGCGGCCAGCGTCATGGTCAGCTGCGCGGCCTTGGCCGGATGCTGCTGCCACAGGCCGACCAGTTCGCCGTACAAGCGCGTCGGGTCATCGCGCAGCTTCTCTGTGATGCCGTATGCGATTTCGGCCACGCGGTCCAGGTCGGCGTCGGGCTTCATGTCGATCATGACGCCGCCCGCATCTGCTTGAGCCACGCGCACTCGTCGGCCAACTGGCGCGGCAGCGGCCGACCCTGGCGGTGATATGCGCGGCCGAGCACCGCCGCGTCCCGGTAGCCCAGGTGGCGGCACGCTTCGGTGGCGTGCATGCCGTTCTCGATCAGCCACTCGAACTCGCCGAACACGAGATCCCAGTCGGTGTCCATCACATCACCGCCAGCAGGAACGCGGCGAAGGCGAACAGGCCAACGATCACGCCGACGACGACGCCAACCGGATCGAACATCAGATCACCGCCAATCCGAGCGCGGCGCCGATGATGATCGCGGCGGCGTACAACCACAGCAGCGGCACGACGGTCTCGCGGATCATGCGGTCACCGACGCGGAGATGCCCAACTGTGCCTTGATCTGGTCGATCGACTCGAAAACCTCGATCTCCCAGTCGGCGACGCCGCATGCGCTCGGTGCCATCGTTAGTAGTGCGCCGACACCGGTGCCCTTGGCGATCACGACGTGGTTGGCGTTGACGATGATCTCGGCGCCGGCCTCCGGGTGGCGGATATAGTCGCCGTCCTCGTCTCGGACGCGCCGGCCGTCGGCGTCGATCTCGACGCGCCATCGCAGTCGGTGCAACACCAGCGGCGTCATGCGGTCACCGACTCGGCATCGTTCCGCAGGATGCCAACGGGCCTCAACCTCGCGGTATGTGTCAGGGAACGCTGCCCGCAGCTTGGCCAGGTTGACCGTGTCGGCTTTGCGCATCGCGGCCATGATCAGGGCGTAGAACGGCGGATCGGCCTTGGTGAGTTCATGGGCTGCGCGGTAGTCGTAGAGGCTCATCGCAGGACCGCCCGGAAGTCGTCCAGCGCGGCTTCGAGGTCGACCAGCGCCTCGCACGCTTCAAAGCTCAAGTCCTCGTCCATGCAGACGCGGCTGATGATCAGCGTCCCCTCGTCCAGGCGCGGGAACGTGCGGGGCACCTCGTCCATGACCGCGTCGGCCAGCTCCCGCAGCTCGTCCATGTAGCGGCCGAACTCGATGGCCTCGCTCTGCGCGCTGATGTGCGCCACGAGCTTGACGAGGCCTTGGCCGGTCACGCCTTCCCTGATTTCGTAGCCAGGGGCTACGCTTGTGTGCGGCATCGGTTCTTTCCTTTCTCCTTTGATTACCGGTGTCGTTGGCCCGCTCCGGGGTGTCCGCCCGGGCGGGCCGATCCATTACTGGGGTCGAAAATCTGCGCGATCAGCGCTTTCGCCGCGTCCTCGATGCGCGCCAGCACCTCGTCGACGATCCGGCGAACGTCGTCCTCGGTGACGAACTGCGCCGGCGGCGGTCCGATCGGCAGACCCGCGAGCGCCCATTCACCGCCCGAGATACGCAGGTGTGGGCCCGCGCCGGACGGAGCCGGTGTGGACGCCGTCTCGACGTCCGGCGCGGGTGGCTTGGGATCCCAGCTGTCGGCGGGATCGGCCAGCGGGTCTCGGTGCAACCCGCGGCAATGTTCAGGCAGCCCGTGGTGCTCCGGGCACCACACGCCGGATCCCGACAAGATGTCAGGTTCGCCGGCGCCCCCGGCCGGGAGCGGCACGTCCAGGTCGTGCAGCGGGCCGCGCCAGCCGCGGTACAGGTACGCGGTCAGGATCGACACGGCGCGGTCGGCCAGGAAGCCGATCACGCTGCGTCCTCGACTACCTCGCGTCGACGATCTGCCAGGGGTATGGGCGAAGCGACTTGAGCGCGGCCTGGAGTGAGCGCCACCGCTTGCCGTGGCCGTGCCGGCGGTAGACGCCCAGGGCGCGCCGGGATGCGCGGTTGTGGGTGGTGCGCTGGTCGGAAAACTTCATGCTGTCCTCACTTGGATGCCGGCCTGGTGTTCGGTGATGAAGCGCTCGACCTCGGCCGCGGTGATCCGGCGGCGAGCGCCGATCTGGACCCACCGCAGCTCGCCCGACGCGAACAGGCGGTAGATCCCGGTCCGGCTGGTCCGCAGCGCGGCGACTGCCTCGTTAACGGTGAGAAGTTGGGCGGTCACGATTTGCCCGCTTCCCTGCGCTTGGCGACCGCCCGGCCGCGTGCACAGCGTTTGCAGCGCCGGGCCCGACACGAGTCCCGGCCGCAGCGGTCACGCTGGGCGAGCACGGATTCGACGAGAGCGGTCCAGGACTTCACGCGGCCCTCCCGCATCCGCCGGCCGGCGCTGGCGGCGGCACCGGGCTGCCGTCGTCGACGACGCACTGCAGTCCGGGCGACAGCAGACCGTAGGGCCGTCCGATGATGGGTAGCCCGTACTGGACTGCGTGCCAACGGGTCCCGTCCGGGTAGTCGACGCCGTCGCAGTAGGCCAGCCACGCCTGGGTGCCCATGCCGCCACCTGGGCAGTACCCGGCGGCCATGTTCGGGACGTGCGGGTCCGGGTCTGCGCCCGCGCGACCTGCCCAGCCGAGGCCGACGCCGGCCAGCACTGCACCGGCGGTGAAGCTGGCCAGCAGCCGGCGCGCGGTGCGGACGTGGACGGTGCGGCTCAGGCTGCGCATGACCGCGTCACCGCCTGGGTGTCGTTGCCCGCCATCGGCAGCGGGTGCGTTATCGTGGAACACGGATTTCCTTTCCAACTGGCCCCCGCCCTGCACGGCGGGGGTTTTTCATTGCCGGTTTGATTGGCCCGGACCGGCTTCCCCGTCCGGTCCGGGCCGGTCTCCTACGCTGTCGTCGTCACTCGATTGCGAAGGAGAAGCATGTCCATCCACAAAGCGCGTATGGCCAAGTCGCGGTTCGGTTCTGCGAGAAACAGCGCGTCGGGCCAGTTCCAAACCGACCTGGCCGACGGCCTTGCCTATCTGGCCGACGCAGTAGCCGAACTTGTAGACCGTGTAGAGGGCATCGAACGAGACGTCCGAAGCCGCAGGTAGTAGAGCGAGCACGGCGCGGCTCGCCCATTTAGCGCGCTGCTCGGCAGCCGCTGCGCGAGGGTCATCCGGGTACGAACGCCCGTTGACGATCAGTGGGTCGCGGTCGTACTTGAGCGCGAGTTCGGCGTTGTGCGTCAGCGGCGCGGTGCCGTTCGCGTCGGTCCGTGCCGTGTTGACATCAGGGCCGTCCTCTGGCGCGCCCAGAAGTATCACGTTGATGCTGCGCTCGACGGCCTGGATCAGGCCGTCGAGGGGCCACTTTGCGCTCATGCGCTGGCTCCCGCCGCGCGCAGAATCACATCGGTGTCAGTACCCCGAGATATGCTCGCGTATGTCGAACTATCGTTCGACGCTCCTACGTATCGAAGAAAGGAGGAGTCATGGCGAAAAAGACCGGAGGCACGCACTCCGGGCGCGGCAGCACCAGCAAGAGCACCAGCGCCCGGAGTGCGATCAACGGCCAGTACGTCTCCGATGCCTACGCGAGTAAGCATCCGAAGACGACCGTCCGCGAGACCCGCAGGAAGTAACTCCGTGCGGGCCTGGGGCGGCGTCGCCGGGAAGAGGCGTCGCCCCAGTGCCGGAATACTACGCATCATCGCGATCACCGCCGGCCTGCACCCAGGCGCGCACGTCGGCCCAGTCGTAACGGATCCAGCGGCCGACCCTGGCCCACCGCGGTCCCCGGCCCTGCTGTCGCCACTGCGCGAGCGTCACCGGCGAAATGCCAAGAAACTCAGCGACTTGTGTCGCATCCCCCAACGGCTCGACGGGCGCGTTGGCGCTCATGACGCGACCGCAGAAGAGTCGGTGACGGCCGGGATCAGGTCGGACAGTGAGCACTGGAGGGCCACTGCGGCGCGCGCCAGCTCGTCGACGGTGAAGCTCGTCTTGGACGTCAGGCGGCGCACCAAGGTTGCTTCGCTAATCCCCACGCGCTCAGCAAGATTCGCGTTGTCCATCTCGGATTCCGACAGGCGCCGCAGTACTTGGGTGGCGACTCTCCGATTCACCGCTTGGTCCATGCGGACAACCATAAGGTCCATACGGACCAAAGGCAAGCGCCGATGTGTCGCGTGTCGGGCTGGACTTGCGGTACCGCCAAATGGCGCTAATACTGATCCGCATGGATGCTAGCCGGATCAATTTGGCCGTTGGCGCGGAACTGCGCGCGGCCCGAGCGCGTCACGGCTGGTCCCGCGAGGAGCTGGCAGAGCGGTCGGGTGTTTCGCCGGTCTCGATTCGACGCTACGAAGGTGGAATGCGATCCATTCCAGTCGACGTGTTGGTGTGTCTGATTGAGGTGCTGAAGATCGACATCGCCGATATTGATCGGGCTATCCAGCGGTCGGGCGACAGCGCCCCAAAAGCTGAGCGGGCATCGACCCGCGCGGGCTCAGCGGACCAGGCTCAGTCCGAGGGGGCCGGTAGGTTGCGGGCACACCAGCGGCGTTTCACTGACGACGTCAAGCGCGACCAGGACCGCGCGAATAAGCGTGCATGACCATGTGCCCATCGGTCGCTGGTCCAGCCGGTCGGCAAGGCGATTGCGCAGATGTTCAATGTCGCAATCGGTAATCATGTCAGCGCCATCGCTCATCCACGGGCGGACTTGGTCAAAACCCGCGCGCCGATGTGATGGTTCTGTAACGTGTTCCATGATTGGATGGCCTCCGATCAAAAGATGCCCTGGCGCTGCAACGCCGGGGCATCTACCTTTATGGGCGAAACCTTGTCTCGCGGTTGTGATCCCGCGATGTAACGCAACATACGCGCAGCAAGATCAATCGCGTAGACAGTCTCGGTAAAACCTGTCCGATTTCTCACAATCAGATGTGTAAATACTGAGCTACGGCGCAGCGCTGGTGGGTATCGTCCAGGCCGAAAACCCCTGTCAGGAGGGACGATTGACCATGCCCGAACCACGCCGGCAGCTGCCGCCCCAGATCAAACGCGTCGAACTCGCCAAGCGGGCCGGCGGCCGGCCGGTCGTCCGGTATCAGCTGACCGTCGACACCGGGCTCGGGCCCGATGGGAAGCGCAAGCAGTTCCGAAAGCGATACGCCACCGAACGCGAGGCCCGCGACAAGCTGGACGAGATCCGCGGCCAGGTCGCCGCCGGCATCTACGTCGCGCCAGACAAGCTGACCGTGGCGCAGGCGTGCGAGAACTGGCTGGCCGGGAAAAAGGCGGCTGACCGCGCGGAGTCCACAGTGGACGGGTACATAGAGAAGTTGTCGGTGGTGGTCGCCGAGCTGGGCGACGTCGAGGTGCAGAAGCTCACCAAGCGGCACATCGACGACCTGGTGATCGCGCTACGCGCCGGCGGTCTGCCCTCCCCGACCGGCAAGACGCGCAAGCCCTGGTCGCCGCGGTCGGTCAACTACCTACTCGGGCTGCTCGAAAGCATTCTCGACAGCGAGGTCAAGCAGGGCCATGTGATCCGCAACGTGGTCGCGCTGGTGGACCGCATCGACGGCGACGCCAAGCCGCCCGACCCGCTCAGTGAGGATGAGGTCGAGAAGGTGCTGGCGCACATCGAGGGCGACCGCTACGCGATCGCATGGCACCTGGCGCTGACCGGCATGCGGCTCGGCGAAATCTGCGGGCTGCGGTGGTCGGATATCGACCTCGAGGCGAAGACGCTCGCGATCGAGAACACTCGGCTGCAGCGCGGGAAGAAGCGCATCGAGAAGACGCCGAAGTCGCGGGCCGGCCGCCGGGAGCTGCCGATCCCGGACCATCTGGTCGCCGTGTTGAAGGTCAACCGCAAGATCCAGGCCGCCGACCGGCTGAGGCTGGGCGAAGCCTACGAGGCGAGCGGATACGTCGTGGTGGACGAGGCCGGCGCCCCGCTGACGCCGAACGCGGTGGAGTCCCGCTGGCCGCGGATGCTCAAGGCTGCCGGGGTCCGGCATCACCGACTGCATGATGCCCGGCACACCTGCGGGACGCTGATGCACCTCAAGGGCGTGCCGATCGCGGTCATCTCCGCGTGGCTCGGGCACGCGTCGAAGGCGTTCACGCTGCAGACCTACGTGAACCCGAAACCGGAGGCGTTGGCCGCCGCCGCGCAGAGTTTCGCGCGGGTTGTGACAATCCGTGACAACTCCGGTCCCTCTGGTGGTCGGTAGCGCGTCTACTCAACGCGCTGACCTTGGTGGCAGGTGCAGGATTCGAACCTGCGTAGGCGTAAGCGACGGATTTACAGTCCGCTCCCATTGGCCGCTCGGGCAACCTGCCGTATCGCGTCTAGCAGACTACAACGAAGATGTACCCACGATACAAATGGCCACGGCCTTCCGCAGAGCACTGAGAGGGGACCAATAATGGCGGATTCATCGTTCGACGTCGTCAGCAAGGTCGACCGCCAGGAGGTGGACAACGCCTTGAACCAGGCCGCCAAGGAGCTGGCCACCCGGTTCGACTTCCGCGGCACCGACACCTCGATCGCCTGGAAGGGCGAGGAGGGCATTGAGCTGACCAGCTCCACCGAGGAGCGGGTCAAGGCCGCGATCGACGTGTTCAAGGAGAAGCTGGTGCGCCGCGACATCTCCATGAAGGCGTTCGACGCCGGCGAGCCGCAGGCCTCCGGCAAGACCTACAAGGTCACCGGCAGCCTCAAGCAGGGCATCGACGCCGAGAACGCCAAGAAGATCACCAAGCTGATCCGCGACGAGGGCCCCAAGGGCGTCAAGACCCAGATCCAGGGCGACGAGGTGCGGGTCAGCTCCAAAAAGCGCGACGACCTGCAGGCCGTGATCGCGTTGCTCAAGGGCGCCGACCTGCCGGTGGCGCTGCAGTTCGTCAACTACCGGTAAGCCGTCCCTGGCCCAATCAACCGGTGGGTGCCTACCCTAGGGTGATAGGCGCCACAGTTGCCGGGAAGCGAGGCTGGGTCATGACGGTGCACGCAGACGTCGACGTCGTCATCATCGGGGCCGGCATCTCCGGTCTCGGCGCGGCCTACCGCATCACCCAACGCAACCCGGACACCCGCTACGTGGTGCTGGAGCGACGCGCCCACATCGGCGGCACCTGGGACCTGTTCCGCTACCCGGGGGTGCGCTCGGATTCGTCCATCTTCACGCTGTGCTTCCCCTACGAGCCGTGGACCCGCAAGGAAGGCGTGGCCGACGGGGCGCACATCCGCGAATACCTGACCGCGACCGCGCACAAATACGGCATCGACCGCCACATCCGGTTCAACAGCTATGTGCGCGCGGCCGATTGGGATTCGACCACCGACACCTGGACGGTCACCGTCGAGCAGGACGGGACGGCGCAGCACTACCGGTCCCGGTTCGTGTTCTTCGGGTCCGGCTACTACAACTACGACGCCGGCTACACCCCGGAGTTCCCCGGCATCGAGCAGTTCGGCGGCACCGTCGTGCATCCGCAGCACTGGCCCGAGGAGCTGGACTACACCGGCAAGAAGATGGTGGTGATCGGGTCCGGAGCCACCGCGGTGTCGCTGATCCCGTCGCTGACCGAGAAGGCCGCCCACGTCACCATGCTGCAGCGCACCCCGACGTATCTGATCTCGGCGTCGAAGTTCAGCCCGTTCGCCGACGCGCTGCGGACGGTGTTGCCGCGCAATTGGGCTCACCCGATCATCCGGATCCGCAACGCGTTGTTCGAGGGCATGATCTGGTTTTTTGGCGCGCAAGACCCCGCCGCTGATGAAGTGGCTGCTGCGCCGGCAGGCCGTCAACAACCTGCCGCCCGGCTACGCGGTGGACACCCACTTCAAGCGCCGTACGACCCGTGGGATCAGCGGCTGTGCCTGATCCCCGACGCCGACCTGTACACCGCGATCAGCGACGGCCGCGCCGCGGTGGTCACCGACCACATCGACCACTTCGACGCACCGGCATCGCGCTGCGCTCCGGGGGCGCACCTGGACGCCGACGTGATCGTCACC